CTGTTAGAAAATGTGAAGATGAAGAAAGAATCTCAGGACATTATCAGTAAGTATATGGGTGTTGAGCCTATAGAAATTAACAGCAGTCTTGTATCAGCACAGAGTCGTAAGCGTTTATACTGGACAAACATACCCTTTGAAATTCCAGGCAATAGAGGCGTTGTGCTTAAAGATATATTAGAAGACGACAGCATTACTGATAGAGATAAAGCACATTGTATTGACGCTAACTACTTCAAAGGTGGCAACCTTAAAAGTTACTTTGAAAAGCACCGAAGACAGTTGGTGTTTGACAAGTGCTTGCAAGTGGGTATTGCTGACGGCATCAATGGACATGACTTAATGAAGAGAGTGTATAGTCCTGATGGTAAGTCACCAACTCTTAACTCTATGAACGGTGGAAACCGTGAGCCAAAAGTAATTCTAAACCCTGCCTCTATTGTAGGTAGGAGAATACAAGAGGGCATTCGTAAAGACAACGACATGACAGTACCGCTAGTACAATGCTTAGAAGTTCAAGACTCTAATAAGTCTAGATGTCTATCAACCTTAGAAAAAGATGTTGTTATTTCTAGTCTTCCTAAAGGTAGATACCCCGAAGCATATGATGAAATGTTAAAGCCTATGTGGAGAAAGCTTACACCTCTTGAGTGTGAGAGATTACAAACTGTTCCAGATAATTACACGGCACACGTTAGTAATACGCAGCGGTATAAAATGTTAGGCAATGGTTGGACAGTAGATGTTATAGCACACATCTTTAATTCACTTGGCAGTACACAACAATGGGATTTATTATAATGTTAGATTTAACTCATACTACAGTATTAAAATACAGGAACTACAGAATCTTAAACGAAATATTATGCGAAGCAATTGAGAGCGTGATAGATTCTCTTAATATTGACGGGGATAAAATGGAACCCGCTGTTGCTAGAGCTTTGAGTAGGGAGCATAGACTTTTAAACGAAACTAAAAAACAATTGGCTGTAACTGAGCTGTATTTTGCGGAGGATTAACATGAAAAATAAAGACGTACCTAAACTTATAAGCCAGATAGATCTTGATCAACCCATCCAAACCTACAAGGTGATGGTGTCGGAGGTTTGGGGATACCTTATAGATGTTGCAGCATCCAACGAAGACGATGCTTTAAAGTATGCCGCATCTAGAAATTACTACGAACAGTACGGTTCAAGGATAGTGGACACGCACTATCAAATATTTACTGAAGAGGATGATAGCGATGAATAATCCAGGATGGAACGGAAGCTGTGAGGATTGGTTACACGGTGATGAAGACTTAACAGATGAGCAGCCACCAGAAGAGGAAGGCATTAAAAATGCTGATGATATTACTTTATATGAAAAATGATCCTTATTTTTTTACTATATAGTTTTATAGTATATATAAACTCTTATGAGTATGTATAAGTATATGTAGTAGTTATCTAAAAAGAACTTAATAGATTGTAAAGATTTTATTAGAGTCGTCAACATAAATTTAAATTTATTTAGTTGTATACAATAATGTATAGTTGTATAAACGTGGCGATATTTATTAGGCTGTGTATAATGCAGTAATTATAATTAACATATAAAGAGGTGAAGCATGACAACAGGATTCGGAGAATACTTTTTAACATTCAACATACGCAATGGAGTAGGCCTAGACTTAGAGTTTACTGATAGCAGGGCAATGTGGGCCAGCCTTAGTGACACTGGTAAACTAACCGCAGTATCTTTTAAAGGTGTTGTAGTGATGGTTCCGTTTTTAGTTATTACATTTGGTCAGATCTGGTCGGAGGATTAAAGTTATGAGCGAGAAAGTAAAGAAGATAACAATAAAAGTATTAAACAAAGTCACTACTTGGATGGAAAAAGAAGCAACAGTAATGAAGAGTAAGTTTGAAACTAGGTTTATAAAAACAATAAGATCAGCAGTTGTGTTGTCGTGTGTGCTGGTCCTTATAAATGTTCTGTTAATATTGAGGGGGTAATACATGTTAGATTTAATTATAGGGTTGTTTGTATTCATAGCGTTAGGCTGCGGCATTAGATTGTTATATGAATCTGAGCTTATGATAAACGAACTTAAAAAAGAAAGGGACGAGGACGAATGAATTTTTTTGAAGAGACGCTTAAACCAGATCCCTCTGCACAGGCAGTAGCTACATCAAAGGCTGCACAGGATGTTGTCTACGGTAAGGCAGGTTTAGTTAGGGCTTGCGCTCACTTCCGTGTACAAGAACAGGCCGTAATACAATTCATTATAGATAAAACAGAGTACGAAACTAAAATTGATATAGAAAGGGCAATGTCAGATGTTGACCCTGATAATTACGGAAACAAATAAAGCTGGTCGAACACCCACACTTATGGTAAACTCAACATTCAATTTCAATCACCAATAAAAGGAAAGTAACATGGCTATATTAGAAGGCGCAGCATACTGGGCATCAGTAACAACCCCGAACACAACTTATGATCCTGTGTATTCGGTTAACTTAGTTGTAGATGAAGCAACCGCAGAGGACTTTAAAGCGAGAGGCTTTACTATTAAGCAGATGGACGAAGGCCCTGCAATTGTTATTAAGCGTAAGGTCAACGGCCCTAACGATATGATTCGCCCTGCCCCTAAGCTAGTGGATCAGTATAAGAACACACTAGATGCTAGGGTTGGTAACGGCTCCAGTGTTAAGGTGCAATACAAAGAATGGGAATCAGTATGGAAAGGTACAACCTTTAAAGGTTTAGATTTCCAGGCTATGCAGGTTCTTGAACTTGTTGAAGTTGGTACACCTGATGGTGCTGAGTTTGACTCTTATGAAACCACGATGGAGGACGAGTTGTAATGGGAATTGTTACAGTAGAAGATGTTAAGTACGAGTCAGACCTACTCTCAGATGAGGGTAGGGCAATACTGTCTCACTTAATAGAGGCAGACAAGCAGGGTCAAAGAGCATCGCTTACAGTGGGGCTTATGCAAGCCGCAACTATAAAGTTAATTGCTGATCTTAAAGATAACCATCTCACGGACGAGGCCATTGCAACAGAGGAAGTTGAAGTAACTGAGGAGTAAGCCGAATGGCTTTCGTTAAACTGCACCAACCCTGTCAGGACGATTCATGTGGATCTACTGACGGGGCCTCTATCAACGCAGACGGATCAGCCTACTGTTTTGTTTGTTTAAAATATTTTCCAACCTATAGCACATCGGAAGTGCAGCCACCTGATACCGTAACGGACTTCACAGTGTATCAAAGGAACAATAGAATGAAGGAGAAAAATCCTGTTGCCGCTTCATTTGTAGAGTTGATTGACCGCAAGATAAGCTTAGCTACAGCTAAGAAGTACGGTGTCAAAGCTTCAACCATTAACGGCAAGGTAGACAAGCACTACTACCCCTACTACAACGGACACGAACATGCAGGAACTAAAGTCCGTAAGCAAAACAAGGAGTTTATTTGGACAGGAAGTGCCAAAGAAGTGGGGTTGTTTGGAGAGAACCTGTTTAAAGCAGGGGGTAAGTTTATAACTTTAACAGAAGGCGAGTGTGATGCAATGGCTGCTTACGAACTTATGGGTAGTAAGTGGCCGGCGGTATCCATTAAGTCAGGTGCGGCAGGTGGTGTCCGTGATGTTAAGGAAAATCTAGAGTACCTTGAGTCCTTTGATGCTGTAGTCATTAACTTTGACAACGACAAGCATGGTAAGGAAGCGGCTCAGAAAGTTGCAAAGTTATTAACGCCTGGCAAAGCTAAGATAATGACACTGCCCGTGGACTACAAAGATGCTAACGATATGTTACGCCAAGGTAGACATGCTGCATACGTCAGTGCTTTTTGGGATTCTAAAATCTATACGCCGTCCGGTGTATTAAATCTATCTGATCAGTTTGAAGCATACCAGAAGCTAAGACTAGAAAAGAAAAGAGCCATACCCTATCCTTGGGGTGGACTTAACAAAAAACTAGAGGGCCTTAGAGCCGGCGAACTTGTCACCCTTACAGGTGGCACAGGTCTTGGTAAGTCCTCCGTCACCAGAGAGATTGAACACTGGTTGATTGAGAACACCGAAGATAACGTAGGTGTCATAGCCCTTGAAGAAACGTGGTCGCGTACTGCCGAAGGTATCATGGCAGTGGAGGCTAACGCTAAGCTGCACCTTGATAGTGTGAAGGCTGAGTTTACTGAGTCACAACTAGACGATTGCTACAGGAAGGTATTCATGGGTGACAACGATGGTCGTGTTTGGATTCATGCACATCACGGTGTCAATAACATTGACGACATCTTCAGCAAGCTACGCTACATGATCATCGGTCTTGATTGTAAATGGATTGTAGTTGATCACCTTCACATGCTTGTGTTGTCTACTCTAGAACATGACGAGCGTAAAGCTATTGACGGTATTATGCATCGTCTCAGGACTATGGTAGAGGAGACAGGCTGTGGTATGATACTGGTGTCACATCTCCGCAGGGTTGAAGGGAACCGTGGACACGAGAACGGCATAGAGACAGGTCTATCACACCTCAGAGGTAGCCAAAGTATTGCTCAGTTAAGTGACTGTGTGATCAGCCTTGAACGCAACCAACAAGCAGAGGATAAGATAGAAGCATCAACCACCAAGGTCAGGGTCTTGAAGTCACGATACACTGGTGATGTTGGCGTTGCTTCTCACTTACTATATGATAACAAGACAGGTAGGCTTAGAGAGTTAGACGACTATGATGAAGCGCAGTTTGATGCAGAGATCATATGAGTAAGAAGTGTAACAAATGCAAAGAAGTTAAGGAGCTTACGGATTTTCATAAACAAACCAATGCCAAGGACGGACACGGATACATGTGTAAGGTGTGCGCTTTAGCTAAAGACAGGGCTTGGTACGAAGCTAACAAAGAAAAAGCAAGGCTAACACGGGCTTATTGGTATCAAGCTAATAGAGAAAAGAGTATCGCGAACACTAAGTCTTGGAGGAAAGCCCATCCAGATATATGCAAAGCTTATAGTAAGGCTTGGAATAAAGCCAATCCAGAACAGAACACCATTAAAAAAGCTGAGCGCAGAGCCGCTGTGAAACAACGTACAATGGCTTGGTCTGATCTTGAAGCTATAGAATCTATATACGCAAAAGCTCGACACCTTACAAAAGTTACAGGGGTTCGACACGAAGTTGACCATTACTATCCGCTACGAGGAAAATTAGTTAGCGGTCTTCATGTTGAAACAAACCTACAAATATTAACAAGCCTAGAGAACCAAATAAAAGGCACTAGCTTACAACAATAAAGGCAAAATAAAATGAGTAACTTAGTATTTGATATAGAAGCAGACGGCCTAGACCCTACAAAAATCTTCTGCATTGTAGCTCAAGACGTAGACACAATGGATGTGTTTACGTTTGACAACACCCAGTTAGAAGAGGGGTACAAGATGTTGTCTGCTGCAACTAAACTGATCGGTCACAACGTGATAGGCTACGACATCCCTGTCATTAAGAAGCTTGCAGGTATAGATCTGTTCAGTAAAAAGATTGTTGATACATTAGTACTGTCACGTTTGTTTAAGCCTACACGCGAAGGCAACCACGGTCTTGAAGGGTGGGGCTACAGGCTGGGCTTTCGCAAGGGTGACTTCGGTCAACAAGAAGACGCTTGGAACGCTTACACGCCTGAGATGCTAGAGTACTGCAAGAACGATGTGTTGCTCAACACTAAAGTCTATGAAGCACTCAAGCTTGAGAGCCGTGGCTTCACTCCGCAGTCAGTGCAAATAGAACACGCAGTAGCTAAGATTGTAGATCAGCAGCGAACCAATGGTTTTGTATTAGATGTTGAAAAAGTTATGGGCCTGATGGCTATGTTTGAAACCAAGCTACACGATCTAGAGCAGGAGGTTCAGGAAGAGTTCCGTCCTGTTATAACTACGCAGATACTCAGCCCT